CAACGAGGCAAGCCATGAGTGAACTCATCGACCTAATGGCAGCGATGGGCGAACGTGGCATATGGGTTCAAGGATTCAACCAGGAGAAGAGTTCCGTAGTGATAACAGGGCCAGTCGAATATGCGCTTGATGAGGACGACCCCATGTTGTTGTGCCTTCGCGCAGAGGACATAAGAGTAAAGCTCTATTCATTGGTCTGGGTTCGTGACGATGGACGTCGCCAAGGGCCGATGTTTGACGCAATATGACCGGTCGTGTTATCGTCCGAGGTAGTGGCCTGATCCGGCATTGTGTCCGTGGCGCAGCCCGCCCGAACGCCGGAGGAGGTCACTATTGCCGTTCTGGGACACGTTGTTCCGCAAGCAGCAGGAACTCTCGACCACCGTCCCGCTCAACCTCGACGTCGGGCAGGCTAGTTACCCTGACGTCAACTATGAGAACTTCGCGTCCGAGGGCTACGCTAAAAACGAGATCGTCCACGCCTGTATCCGCGAGTTAGCGACCTCTGCGGCATCGCCCCGATACTATGTCCAGGCTCCCTCCGAGGACGGTGGCTCTGTCGAGGTCGAGACCGGCCTCCTCTACGATCTGACCTCCAAGCCCAACCCATACACCGATTGGTACTCATTCATCGAGCGGTTGGTCACGTTCCTGATGGTGGCGGGCAACGCCTACGCGATCAAGGAGCGGTCTAGGAGCGATCAGGTATCAGCCCTGTATCTCCTCCGTCCCGACCGGGTCTCTATAGTGGCCGGGGACTACGGGGCCGAAAGCTATATCTACACCGTCGGCGGCACCGAGTACGGGGTCGAGGCGCGGGACATGTGTCACCTCGCCTTACCGAATCCCGCCGGGGATATCTACGGCCTCTCGCCCCTACAGGTCGCGGCCCGAACCGTTAACCTCGACCTAAATATGACGGATTTCGCCAAGGTTTACTTCCAGAATGCAGGCGTCCCGTCTGGTCTCCTCAAGGTCAAACGGCGGCTGACCTCCCAGGAGGAGGCGTCGACGATTCGGGCGCGGTGGCGGTCTCAGTTCGGCGGTGTTAATAACTTCCACCGCATTGCCATACTCGACGACGATGCTGAGTACCAGCCGATGAGTAACAGCCCGAAGGATATGGAGTTGTCGGGGCTGCACAACCTGACCGAGTCCCGAATTTGCGCGGTCTTCGGCGTCCCGCCCATATTGGTCGGGGCCAACGTCGGCCTCCAGCGGTCGACCTTCTCCAACTACCGGGAAGCCCGTCTGGCATTCCACTCCGAGACCCTGGAGCCGATGGTCGCCCGCATCCTCCGCTACTTCAACGCGAACCTGTTCGACGAGTACGGTACGAACGAGACCCTCACCGTCGACTGGGCCGCGATGAGGTCAGTCCTAGACGATCAGGCGGCGACGACTACCCGACTGACGGCCCTGTTTGCCGGCGGCATCCTTACCCTCAACGAGACGCGGGAGGCTCTGGGCTTCGACGCGGTCTCAGACGGTGCGCTCCGGCGCATCCCGTCGTCTATCTTTGAGGTTGCCGAGGGTCAGGAAGCAGCACCGGTCGCGGTCGATGCCGAGCCGATAGAACAAGCCCATCCGACCCTTGCCCAGATCAAGGCTCCCCGTGTCGCCCCTCGCGGCATGATGCTACGCCGCCGGTTGATGGAGGAGCGGGAGGAGGAGGCGGACGGACTAGCGGCCAAGGTGCTAACCCATTTCCGAGGCGTCCGCAACCGCGCTGACGGCATCCTGGGACGTCTCATGGAGCGGCAGACCGCCGAGTCTAAGGATTTCCCATTCACTACGTCGGATATGCTCCCGCCCATTGAGACAGGCAACCTCTCACGGATACTGGAGGCCGCATATCGACGGGTCTCCAAGCGGACGTTTGGCGCGGTCAACGACGTCGGTGTCGCCGGGACACTCGACTGGTCGGACAAGCTGCCGACGGTGCAACGGGTACTGACCCAGGCACCGACACGGGCCGCTATGATCCACCGGACGACTGATAAGGCCATCGGTAAGCTAATCCAGGTCGGTCTTGAGCGAGGATATTCGGTCGAACAACTGGCGCGGGGGGTGCCGGACGATAACTTCCCCGGCATCCGGTCGGCCCTCACTGAGACCGAGAACCGTTCTCGGCTGATCGCCCGTACCGAAGTAATGAGGACTCAGAACCAGACGACGGTCGGCTTCTATGAAGAGCAGGGCTTCGGATACGTGCGGGCTGACGACGTTGACGGCGATCCTGACGATACATATATCGACCCCGGCGACCCAGAAGGTCGGACGTGCGCGGAGCGGCACGGTATGGTTTACACCCTAGACGATGCGGCTCTTATCGACGACCACCCGAACGGGACGCTCAACTGGACTCCAATGCCGCGAGGCTACAAGCCGGAGGGGACTGCATGATACATAAGACCATGGTCGCCAGCGCGAAGGCCGTCGACGAGGCCGAGGGTATCGTCGAGGCGTACACGAACACGATGGGCGTAGTGGATGCGGACGGCGACATCGTAGAGCCGACCGCCTTCAACTCCTCAATTGCGGATAACCTCCCGATCCCGGTGTTATCCGGTCACGATCAGGGCAAGCTCGTCGGGAAGGTCATCTTCGCCCAGCCCCGGCACATCGAGGGCGACGAATACCGGCTATTCACGCGAATGAAAATGAACATGGAGACCGAAGCGGGCCGGGATGCGTTTTCTAACGTCGCCGGAAACTTTGTCCGCGAATGGAGCATTGGGTTCAACATCCCGGAAGAATCCGATGCCAGTCAGACCGTGATCCGGCGTATCAGGAATCTGGATTGGGTCGAGGTCTCGTCGGTAATCCGTGGCTCCTCTCCATCGACCTCGACGGTCGCGGCCAAAGCATCGCCCGTAACGGACGAGAAGGGGGCGATCCCGTCCCACCTGACCGCCTGGGCAGACGACGCCTGGGACGGTGGCCTGATGCGGGGTCGGATCAAGGGCGGGGCGGCAATCCTCCGAGCGGCTCATGCCTGGGTCGACTCTGACGGCGACCCCGAACTCAAATCCAGCTATAAATATCTGCACCACCATATCGGGCGCAACGGTCGCGGCGGTGCGGCTAACGTCAGGGCTGTCACGACCGCCCTAACGAACCTCAACGCCCGTAGAGGATCGATACCGGAGAACGACCGACGTGGGGTCTACAACCACCTCGCACGGCATCTCCGCGAGGCTGGTCGGAAGCCTTCTGAGTTACGGTCTGCCGACCCACCGGACAACTCCAAGCCATTCCCAAACTTCCACGCCTGCCGGATGCGGGAGCCGGAGGAGTTCGACCGGTTCCGCACCACTGCCTCGACCATCGACGAAAAGCCGGTCGAGATACTGTACGGCAGGGAGGTTGAGACCGGAGACTGGGATATCGCATCGTACCATCTACCTGTCGACGAATGGACGGAGGACGAGGCCCGTGTGTTCTGCGAGGATCACGACGGGATCAAATTTGAGCCAGCAACTGGCGAGGACGAAGACGCGCCCGGTGACGAAGACGCACCGGATGACGATGACGCAACGGACGACGCCGCCTCCGGCACGGCCCAAGAAGCCGCCCTGGACACGGCAGAGCGGACGTTACGCCTACAACGTGTCAAGCTCGCCCTGTATGGAATACACAATCACGATAAGGAGTAATGGAATTGAATACGCAGGAAATCCGCAAAGAGGCCAACGCCATTCTCGGCCAAGCCGAAGCGGCCCTCAAGTCCGGCAACGTCGAGCAGTTTGAGGGGATGATCGCGGACGCCACGACCAAAATGGCGGAGGCCGACAAGATCGACCAGGCCGCGTCCCAGCTAAAGGTTCTCAAGGGCGAGTTCGCTCGTCCCCTCAACAGCGTTCCGATAGCGGACAAGGACGTCGCGGTATACGACCCGAACGATACAACCCGAACCCTGAAGGCATCCTACAAACCCTCATCATGGGTAGCCAATATGCCCGCGATGGCCCAACCGCTTTGGGTGCAGGAGCAAATGGGGCAGAACCAGAAGGACGAGGCCCGGTTCCAGACCGACGTATTCGTCAAATGGCTCCGCAGCCCGAGCGACGACATGTTCTGGAAGACCGCCAGCGCAGACGAAGTTAAGGCCATGCAAGAGGAAACAGATGCCGAAGGGGGCTTCTTCGTCCCTGAGCAGTTCATCTCTCAGACGATCCACGACCCAGGAGTACCCGGCTCTCAGCTACGGCCGTTATGCACCGTGATCCGCGTCAGTTCCAAAGACGGCTATGTGCCGACAATGGGCAGCGCGACCTGGGCGGCGATAGCCGAGGAAGCCGCGTACAGCGACCAGACCCCGACGGTTGGACAGGTCGCCTTCTCGTTGGAGAAGTCCGGCGGGTTGGTCAAAGTGACCAGGGAGCTACTAGAGGACTCCGCGATAAACCTCCCCGCGTTGCTGACTCAGATATTCCAGGAGTCGGCTGGCAGATTTGAAGATGTGGGCATCATCAGCGGCAACAATAGCACTCAGTACGCTGGGATATTGAGCGACTCTTCCGTGGCTTTCTATACTATGGCCGGGTCGACAAGTGTCGTCGTGGCCGACCTTATCGGCACGTTCTACGCGCTGGAGGCGCAGCACCGGGCGAACTCGACCTGGGTGATGAAGTCGGCGATCAACTCGCTGATCAACGCGATCCAGGTCACTGGGAACGGCGTCACTGGAGTGGAAAATATAACCGCCGCGCCGTCGGCCTTCATCCTCGGTAGGCCAGTGGTTGACACTGATGTCGTAAGCGGGTTGGGCGGGACGATCACCAGCACCGAGAAGATCGCGATCTTCGGAGACTTCAGGCAGTATTACATCTTCGACAGGGTCGGATTCACGATAAGGAGGAATGACTCGCTCTACATGGAGAACGATCAAGTCGGCTTCTTCGCCAGCAGGCGGGGGGACGGCCAGGTCGGACTCGCGGCAGCGTTCAAGATTCCCAGAGCCGCATAGCGGCGTTAGACGGGTGGGGCGTGGGGCTTCGGCCTCACGCCCTGGCCGGAAAGGAAAATTATGCCCAGGGCGAAATGTGTGCAGAACGTGACGTTCGGCGCGACCGGGGAAGTCTACGAGGCTGGGCAAACCTACGACGTCCCGGCTGCGACCCTCAAGCGATACGGAGAATATTTCAAGGTCAGGAAGACAACGGAAAACAAACAAGTCGAGACCTCGGAGAATAAGTAGTGGCAACCCGGCACACCTACGCGACCGCTGACGATCTCCGCGACTATCTCGCCGGGACGAGTTACTCGTCTGGGTGGACGTCTGACGCGGGGTCTATTCGGCGCATCCTAGAGGCGGCAAGCCGGCGGATCGACGACC